ATTCACCAGCAGTTATACTTGTACTTGCCTCAGTTATTTTATTTTTAATCGGTACAATTTTTTTATTTTTACCAGGAGTGGGATTAATATTATTACCTTCATCATCACTAAATGTTGAATTTGGATGCTTATTAATGTAATTGGTAACTTTTTTTGCTTTAGATTCTATTTTTTTTATCTGTTTTTTTGGGGTGTCCATTGATCCGTCATAACTATCAAATTGTAACATAGGACTTTTGTATTTAGAAACGGGTATTGTAAATGGTCCATTTTGAGAATCTTTAAATCTCCTAATCCCCATTTGTAATGGTGCAATGTATGATCCTCTACCACCACCACTATCTGAGGTTGCTTCCGATAAAACTTTTTTTATTATTTGATTTAAATTCATGTAATGTCTATTATTATAAATATCAAGACAATATAAAATGGAAGAAAAAGAAAACGAATTATTTGGTAACTTATTTGGTACCATAAATTTAATGAGTGAAGAACATTTGGATGCAATACTAATGACCATGGATCGTAACCATTCTATTCATTATTTAGTTGAGTCTGTTAAAGCCGCACATAAACGTGGGGCATTTACAATAGGTGAGTCAGAAGTTATTTCTAAAGCTATTAGAGTATTATCTAAAGGTGAATAAATAAAAAAAGGAGACAATTTCTTGTCTCCTTTCTCTTATTCGGTTTTAATTGATTATCTCAATTCTCTCAAGTCAAATGTTCTAACTCCATCAACTGTGATACGTCCGTAGAAACGGTTGTTAACCATTTTCTTAGCGTATCTTGTCATAATACCTTTGATAGGTGTGAAGTTGAATGGATTGTACATTGTAGGTGTCAATTGTAATGGTACATACGGTGCGTAGATGTAACCTGTGTCTAACAATGATGTTCCTTTGTGTCCTACTAACACTGTGTTAGCTGGGAAGTAAGGATCACGGTACACTTGGTAACGTCCTGCTAAAGTACCAACTCTTTCGATACCCATGTTATACTGATCTTGCTCAGGAGATGCGTTAGATACGTGGAAGTATTCTAAGTCATCAAAGATAGCTGAAATCTCAGAAGAAACAACGATCCAGTTAGCTCCACCTCTCAATGTAGATTTGTGGATTTGTGCTGACAATTGGTTGATCGCAGTAATCAAAGTTTGATTCCAATCTTTTTGAGTGTAAGATGTAGTTAAAGACAATCTTCTCCATCCGTTGTAATCCCAACGTAAGTTCCAAGCCGCTCCTTTTCTCAAGTCACGTAAGATCTCACGGTCAATCTCAGCTGCAACTTGTTCAGATAACAATGCAGTTAACTCAGCTTCAGCGTCGATGTTATGGAATGCAGCAACGTCTTGAGCTAACTCAGGAGACCATTGTGCTCTTAATTTTCTTTCAGTTACAGAAACAGTTACTGATTCTAAATCGAAAGAAACCTCACCGATTCTATCTTCGAATTCTAAGTTTTTGTATCTTCTGTAAATTGCAGTGAACGCGTCTTCAGCAATTTCACTCAACGTAGTACCAGTGTATCCGTCTAATGTAGTACCACAAGTAGCACATACAGGACAAGATAAATCAACTTCTAAATAGATACATCCTTCTTCATCACAGATATCGTAGTAAGAACCACCATTTCCTGTTGAAGCGAAAGTTGTAGAAGCTTGGTTACCGTATTTAACGATTCCTTTACCGTAGATTTGTGTAACAACTCTAAACAATAATGGACCATTACCTACTTCACATGGAGAACCTTCAGCTACAACTAAACCTGAATTTTTGATGATTTTAAGATCTGATAAGAAAGTCTCAGTATCCATCTCGTTACCATCAGGTCCGATTAATTTACCTTGACCAGCTCTGTTAAAATCACACATTTTAATAATAACTTTTCTTGTACCTGAAGTTGCAGTGTACAATGCGTTGTCATCACCAGCGTCATCTAAAATACTACCGTTCCATACTTGTGCCGTTGTGTCAGCAGTAACTGCAGTCCATTGACCTTTAGAGTAATCAAACAATCCTGGAGGATCTAATGCCGCTTCTCCACCTTCATAGAATAAATCGTAAAGGTTTTTAGAGTAACCACCTGTTGCATCAGTGTAACCGTCGTTAGTGTTTGTTGGTCCATCAGGTGCTCCGATTGGTTTGTAGTGTTCTCCACCATTTGCATTACCACCGTCATAACCTTGGATTTTAGGTACGAAGTAGAACAATTTACCGATAGGTAAGTTCATAGCTTGTACAGAAACGATATCGTTAGCTAACAATTTAGAGAAAACTCTTCTTACGATAGGGAAAACAACAGTTTCGAATGCTCCGTTAGAACCTTCAGAAGTTGCTTCGTTAATCAAGAAAGAAGCTTGGTTTTCATATAACTGCGCTACGTTTTCTTTTAGGTGGCCTTTAAGACCTTCAAGGAATCCTAATTTATCCCATTTGTTAATTGTATCTTCTTTGATAACTTTAAGGTGTTTTAACCCGATATTACCAACAAGACCTGATTCTAATAATGCTCCCATTTTTTTGGTTTTTTATTTTTAGTTTATTTATTTTTTATTTTATTTTTCCCATTAAATCTTTCATTCTCAAGAACTGAGGATTCTCATAAGTTTTAGATTCAATCAAATTAACGGCTGATCCTGATACAGGAGTTTTAGATACCACTTTTTCGAATGACTCATTAATTGGAGATTCCTTAGTTGTTTCAGATGAGAACTCATCTTTTAATGTTCTATAGAGATTTTTAGATTCTTTAAGAGTTTCAACATTGTCGAATCTTCTAAGAATATTAATTTTCTCTTGTTTTGTTGTTGAATGTTCGGTAAACAATCTAGTTGCGTAAGCTAAGTTAGAGTTGAAAATCGCTACTTCATTTAATTTAGTTCTGAAAAGATTCAAAGCCTTTCTGTACTCTTCATTTTTTGATTTTAGTAATTCAACTTCTGATTCACTAATATGTTGAGGAGCCGCTTTTGGTTTTGGTAAACCTTTTCTTCCAAATTTTCTACCCGCACCTAATGTACGTGAAGCTTCTTTAGTTTCTCTCTTTTTAATTGGTCTGTATTCACCATCTAAATTTTCCCCATCTTTATATGAGAATTTTTTAGCACTTCCTGTATTGATCATTTTTTTACCTTCTTTTTGTTTGGTAGTTTTATAATCCATAACTTGTCCGTACTTGAATTTAGGTGAACCCATTCCAACTCCTTTAGCTTTAAATTTAGATTCCATTACATTGTTCAATTCTTCTTCGTCCATTTCCGGGTAACCTTCAGCATCAGCATCTTCGTCCATTTCCGGATAACCTTCAGCGTCAGCATCTTCGTCTAAAGTAATTTCATAAAGAACTTCATCTACTTGAGTTTCATACATTGGAGTTTCGTCCATTTCATGATGTCTACGGCTCATACGTCTTGGTTTGATTTCTTCAAACTCATCTTCGTCTTCAAATCCAAATTCATCTTCATCTTCGTCTTCAAACTCATCTTCGTCTTCAAATCCAAATTCATCTTCGTCTTCGTCTTCGTCTTCGTCTTCATAATCATCCATTTCAAACTCATACAAAGTTTCATCCAATAAAGAATTATCTTCTTCATCAAGTTCTTCATCTTTGTATTGTTCAGAAAGTTGGATAAAGTAATCAGCCCCCGTTTCAGTATCTGATAATGTAATGTTATTGTTCGCATCTTTCTTTACGATAACTCCATCTTCGTCATCCATAGATTTGAAAACTTTGATAACGTCTGCCATGTCTGCACCAGTCATGTCAATTGCGTCATCATCTTCCATTCCCATGTCAATGTCTTCCATTTCGTCATCTTCCATGTCATCTTCAGTATCCATAGGTTCATCACCCATTTCAAAATCCTCGACATCATCTTCTTGACCTTCAGGTTCAACAACCTCTTCTTCGTCTTCAACATCAATCTCTTCTTGTTCTCTAAGAGATTCTTTTACTAATGAGCTGATTTCATTCTTCATAGTAGAAGAAAGTATTCCTTTTGCATTTTCTTTAAGAGCTTCTTCCAAATTCTTAATTTGGAATAAAGTATCTTCAACAACTGATTTTTTGTTCATCTATAGTTTGTTTTACAATATAAATAGTAGGTAAATTAAAAAAATTCATTTTTTATCACCATAGGGTAAAAAAAAATGGAAATAACTAATGTTATTTCCATCTTAAAAATTAATTGTATAAAGGATTAATCAATCACCTCATCGATTTTACTTTCAGTGATTGATGTGATTCTCCAATCCATCGTATAGTGTTCATACACCTTAGTCACTTTAGCTTCGACATCAGTTGGGGTGTAACCCAATACCAATTTCTCTTCTCTCATTTTTTTTACTTTACCTGATTCACTATCTAATAAATCAGATGTGATTTTAGCCACAAAATACTTTTCTCCTTGTTCCATAGTTTTTTTTATTTATCCAAATAATCGGATAATCTTTTCATTAAGTCAAGTGATTTGTTTCCACTTTCACCAACATTTCTTTCTACGGACATTTTTTTATCTTCTTCTAAGTTCTCTTCGTATTTCAATCTATCGTTCTTATCTTGGAAAAGGTATGCTCCCGGTGTAGATGGTGAAGACACTAAGTCAAAACAAATTAATTCAAAATCTTCTTGAACTTCATTTTGTTCTCCAACTTTTTTAAGTGATCCAACCCCACGAGAAGATATACCTAAAGTAACCCCCTGACGTAAGTAGTTTGCTGCCAAATCTCCTTTAGTAGAAACAATCCCTCTTTCGTGGAAACCAGGACTTGTTAACAATTTAAGTTTACCTAACAATACAGGACCATCCCACCATACATCAGTGATGATGTGTGATACACGATCCAAATCTATTAAAGAAGACTCAGGGTGATTAAGTTCAGATAATGAAGTACCTTTCTCAATCATCTTTTTATAGTTATCCGCTTCTCTCTTTAATATCTTTTCAGGGTATACTCTACCATTTCTGTTAGGTGTATTGTATTTTTGTAAAACCGCATAAAATTCAAATGGTTTTGAATAATCTAAATGATTTGCAGATTCTTTTAATATTTCGTAGTTACGACCTTCCTTTGGGTTAATGTATCCTGCATCGTACTCGATAAGAATACCTCTACCTGTGTCTTTAGGTCCTAAAATTTTATATCCACTCATAATAAGTTTTAGTTATAAATATTAGGTCGTTTCTGTTTTTATCTTAATAGGTTTAGAATTTCCGGTTTTTGTCAAATAAAACTTAAA